CTCATCTTTCAAAGAGTCAATGACGACCTGTGGTGTAATGATATTATTCTTAACGTTGTGTTGCAACTGGTCCAACTTTGATCGTAAAAGTGTACTAGTAACTTGATACTTTCCATCTATATTTTTAATATAATCTTTCTTGCCATTGGGTGATGTTGGATACCCGTGACCTGAAGACGTACTAAGATCTATCCCCGTACAATATGGTATGTCCAAATCACCATTTAAAACTTGTTCTTCTGTTAACATTCCAGGTGTGACTTCTGTTGGTGTGTTGAGAATTGTGGTTAAATATTCTTCAGCTTGATCTAATAACGCTCGAGATATCAAACCCGGATTTACATCATACTTTTGTACACCAATTGTAAGGGGAGATTTACCTGTTTTGTTGCGTGGATCATACTTACTCAATATGGCTGGTGCACTTATAGGAGTTTTCAATAGACCATGTATTTCTGAAGGTATTATGGTCGTCTTAGTGTTTTGAAAACTTCGCTCAGTAACATCTACTAATCCAAGAAAATCGACTCTATCATTAACGAATGGTGTGGCAAATTCTTGATCTTCTGTTGTCAACATTTTCAAACGATTTGATTCATACGTAAATGTTTGTCCGATATCTTCTTCTCCAAAGATAAATGCCATAGCTATATTCATATTCTTAATGGCTCCAAAATGCATTGCAACAATCTTTCCAGCATCCCATAATAAACTACCACAGTATCCATCCTCTGTTCTCATGTTTGTTTCATAGTGCTTAGCATAAGACACAACTTTGCCATCCTTAGCGTTAAGGTAACTACACATATCCTTACATGTGGCCTTGCCAAAATTGCTTATCAACTTCATATCTTTATCGTAAACATACATTTCAGCATTAAAATTCGCCTTATATGTTGTTTTTCCGATAAGTGAACGTTTGTCTTTAAACAACTTAGCTCCAGCCAAAGTTTGAAAGTCTATCGTTACCATATCCATATTTGGATGAAATTTGAGATCCTTGTGGCATAATTGCCCATCCATCACTTGAAGGTTTTTCTTCTTATCAAAATACTTGCATACTATAGTGAATGGTGTATCATCATCGTCTGTTGCACTTTTAAATGAATGAGCTGTAGTTATCATATTAAATCCGTGTGTCACAAATGCATTGATACCAAAAGATTTATTTGGATAGTTAACATAAATATACATCATATTAGGCATAACCTTTTCATCAAGTGAGGACGCCTCTTCAAATCTCTGCGCATTTATAACACGAGTTATCTGCCGTTGTTTAGTGTGACCTGTGTGGTTGTCAAACGACTCAGTTACTAGCTTATTCAACTCAGCTGGTTTAGATGAAAAGTGAGATAGTATATTAGGTATAACGTCATTCATGATTTTCAATGAGCCATAATAAGTGATCAAACCCAATGCTGATATAGCTGATGTGGTCAAAGTAATAGCAGCGGCTAAACGTAAATACGGGTTTTGTATACGATTTCTAAAAT